CATTATTTTTTAAAACGATTTCGCCTTCGCGCCATAAACGCCCTTTTCCAACAAAGTTCGGAAAATCCATCGCTAATCTAGGGTTAGATTCAAGCTCTGCTTTGATTGCTTCTAACGCCAGCGCGGCTTGAGCATAAGCATCCATAATAACAATGGTGTAATGTGTAATACCATTCAGCGCAGCCCATATTGGGAAAATCAGGCTAACTAACGTGGATTTGGCAGCGCCACGCGGCGCAATGATAACATCCCTAACGCCTTTTTGTTGTTCAACATCTTTTGGCAATTGGTTAAATAGGTATTGATGAAGCAAGCTTGGCTTTTTGGTTAGATAATGTGGGAAATAAGTGGTGGCAAAAAACTCAAAGCCATGCTGTTTATCCAATACTTTGCTTATCCGTTCTGCCTTGGCTGTCGCACTGGGTGCAAAACCTGAAACGTTGGCTTCAATAATGACGCGCATTTCGTTTGCGAGTTTTGTCAGCTCTTGCTGAAAGTCTTTCGCACTTAACCGCCGTGTTGAGCTGGGCAATAAACTATTGGCATCATCTTTGCCCATCATAAACCTCGGCTAACTCGTCACCAAAAGGCTCCAAGATTTCTGAAATAACATCGGCTAATTCTGGTTTTTCACGCGCAACAAACTTGATTAAACGCTGTAAAACGTCATAAGCGATACCAAGCGCAGATAATTTCGGAGCTGCTCGACTTGCCGCCGCAACTGTCTTATTGAAGGCATCCGATAATGTTGCGAGAAGTTTAACCTTATCTGTTGATGAAAGACTATTATCGTCCTTGAGCTCATCCATCACACTTTGAAACTGCACAGTAAAATCTTCTAACGATTGGGCTATGAGTGTCGAAATACCTTCACCAGAGATCAATGCGGCTGAACGTGCTTTATCCCAGTTGTCACCTGCATCTTTGGCTTCTCTCTTCCAACGGTTGATTGTTGGTAGTGGCACACCTGTGGTTAAAGCAATGGAAGTTAGTGCCAAACGTTGATGGACGTATTGTGTTCTAACATCCCTTTTCGTCGCCTCATCATGTGCCATTTCAAAACTCCGGCCGTGGTTTTTGCACACCTTCAAGCATGGTTTTTCGTTCCACATGATCCAGCCCCGCACGTGTTAACCGCGCGACCCAATTAGGACCAGTGTCGTCAATAATAATGCCGCCAATATCTGAAAGATAACGCATTTGTTGACGTACCCATTCATGCGCGCGTTTATGCCCACATTCCTGTAAATAATCGTCCAAAACTATTTCATTCATTTCATTTGCGGGTGCTATTGATAAAGCCAGCAAAATGGATAACCGTGCATCCTCATCTATTTTCTTTGCCAGTTTTGTTACGAAACTCATAACTTCCCTTTCGCATTTTCAATCAAGATTTCATTGATATGCGTCACTAATTCCTTCATTGGTTGCACACTTGTTGTAAGAACGCGCATATCGCCGCGCATTTGTTCCAATGATAATTCCATCCGGTGCACCGCTTCTGAACTTGGTAAATTCTTCACTTCATTTTCCAAATGATCGAGACGCTTACTTTGCTCGGCAATAAGCTCTCCTTGTTGCTCGATCTTCTTTTCATTTTTTCGAGACCCCGCAGTGAGCCATGACCAGATCGCGGTGCCAATAGTGATTAACATGGCACAAATAGAGACGATCAGTTGGATATCAGCTGAACTCATTTTACTGTCACCGTTGAAGACCCGTTGACTTTATCGACGGTGTTTTGTTCTTCGATTTTCGCTGTAACCATATCAGCGATATCGTTAGGACTAAGGTTAAAATGCTTCAACGCATCTGGCACGCGATTTTGAACATATTTTAAAGCTTCCGCTATAAGCACTGAACGGGTATTAATGGTCAGAATTTTGTTATTTTCAGCCCTCTGCCGCGCTATATTTGCAGCGTAATTAACTCCGCGTTCAACAGCTCCCATAACCACTGCTCTTTGACTATCGTCAACCCGTATACCAAGCCATCTGCGCAAATAGACCGCAACACGACCAAACCCCCAAGCGATAAAGCCAACGATAATTACGGCAACATATTCCAAAATTTCATTGAAAAGCGGTACCAATGAAACGCTTTCAGAACTTTGTATATCACTAGCAAAAACCGTTGTTACCAATAATGGAAAAACGACGAGAAGATACATGAAAAGACGCATATTATTATACTCCTGCTTTTCGACTTTCATTGAAGAGGTGCTTTTCTGCCCATAAAATTGCGGCCTCTAAATTTTGTTTTGCGATAGTCGTCTCATTGCTCGCGCCCAGTTCATTAATCTGGCTCCACAAAGCTGTCGCATAACGTTTGATTTTGGTAATTTGCGCCTGTTTCTCTCCGCTCAACGGCATCGCTTCTATGTTCATGACATCACCGTTCTGACTAATCACAATATTTGTAATGAGCGATAAAGCGCTTTCTAACGGGAAATCAGGTAAAGCTTTTGATTGTTCTTCTGTTTGCGCGCTTTGGTCAGCGGTGATTGGCGTGGTTATCGGAGAAGCTTTAAAACGTTCAGTTTCTAATGCGATCTGCAACTCGTTTCGTGTAGCGGCATCGTAAATGCCAGTTATTGGCAAAGCATTCTGGTTTTGAAAACGCTTAACCGCTTCGGCTGTTGCGTTGCCAAAAGCACCATCAATCGTTATTTTTTCTCCTAACTCAACAAGTGATGCTTGCAGGTATGAAACATCTAATCCCTTAGATCCAAGCTCCAATATTCTTTTTTGTAATCGTTTTGGATCCAATATTTCCAATGCTCGCTCGGTTGCTGCCTCGCGCTCGCGCAAGCCATTTACGCCACCATTCACCGCAATTGTAATTGTTTCGACGCTTGATGTTTCAGCTGCTTTACCGATGTTACGTTTCCAATAAGAAAGCGCTGTAAGAAAGGCAATTTTAGGCTGTGCCACTTGTTCTGGATTGTTAACCAGATCAAGCCCAAGTGCCTCACCTTCCTTTTTATAATTGTCATAACCGGTGAGTTGCTTTAACCCCCGTCCAATGTAACGCCAACCGTCACCTTCACGTTTATTGCCCATACGTCCGCCATAAACCTTATTGGCTAGGGCCTGCGGATTATTAGAATAAGGTGAGGCGTCTTTTAATGTTGGAAACCGTTTCGGCCAGACTTGGCATAGTCTTTTTGCGGAATAATTCAGGTTTTCAATGAGGCATGTAAGGCCGGCACTTTCTTGTGCAATTTGCCCCATAAATTTTGCTTGTGCAGTAGGACTGGTTAAATCAAACCGTTCCCATGCACCATTATACCCCTCTTCAACCATCGCATCGACAATATCGGCTTTGGCATTTGGGCAAATTGCTAAGATTTCTGCTTTATATAACATCGGACTGCCTTCTTGTTGAAGAACTTGTCCGATTATTTCCTTTTAATGAAAATGGCGTCACGGGCACGCTGCCCGTCTATATCTGTTTTGTTCAGATAATCCTCAAGATCCAATTGATCTGGGTTCTTTAAAAAGGCTACTTTGCCTTTTATCTTAATCTGCGGGCAACGATCGCTACTGATATTGCGCACAGTTTTCATTGTTATGTTTAGTTTACGCGCTATATCGCGCTGCTTTAGTCCTGAACTTAATAGCATTTTCACCATTTTCCGCAAGCCCCAAGTTGAAAATGGTGACTTTGGAATAGACAGCTCCCCACCACCAAGGCGAGCTATCAACATTTTGGCTTGTTCCTCACCAATAATATTAAGTTCATGTCTTTCATGCCATTTTGTCGGCACATAAAAACGACATCCACCGAAATGTTCAACCAACAAAAACGCGGTTTCTATACCACAGAAATCTGCCACTTCCTGAACAGCAGGCGCCAAAACATCCATTGGAATTTTAAGACTGCGGTCAATCATAATGGCAACTGATCTGTTGGTTATTGAATTTAGTAATGCGGTTAAGAGTATTTTTTACGCCATTACTAAAAATTGCGCAGGAAATGCGTGTCATTTCCTCTGGGGGTATCTGTAGCGTAACACTACTTTGAAAACTGCTATTGCCATCTTCCTGAGTGTAAATAAACCTAACAGATATGCCTCTATCTTTTAACTTCCGAAACTGTGGTTTCCGAGTTGGAGGGAATGAAAAACCTTGGCTTTTCAATTTTTCATTATAACTCAACGCCATGTAGTGTTTTAAAATGAATGCTTGTAGCGTCTTGTTCACACGTTTACTTTTCACACTATCACCTCCATTTGCTTTCCAATAATTAAAATGTATTTTGTGTAGACAGCTTGCTTTCAATACTGCCGATCAACAAATAACGTCTGTCCCTTAATAGTAAGACGTACCAAAACAGCCTGTGTCATAGTCCATGACGGCCCTTGTTTTGAATAGATAAAACTTACAGAAATACCGTTATCTTTTCTGACCCAAAATCGTGTTTTCCTTGGCTCGAACGAGAAACCCTCTTCGCAAAGATCGTCATGAATTGTTCCCAGCAACATGGCGTGTTTCTGTATAATCCAGTCTCGATTATCAGAGCTAACACTGGCACGCGCCTTTTTCTTTTTAATTGCCATCACCCAACCGCCTTTTGTTTTTTGCGAATAAATGTTCCCAATTCTGCAATTTCAGCATTCAGTTTTTCGGCTGGAATATGGCTGCCCTCAAAAATTCCTAAAATTCGTCTTTGAGCTGCAAGCACTCGACGCTGATAGAATTCTGTACGAGCCTGTGCTTTTACCGAGAGCTTTTCGCCTGTCTGTGTCCAATTCACACCAGCTTCACGTGCCATCATACTTTTCAATGCATCAATAACTTTACCTGCCTTCGTCCCATCCGTTAGAAATTGCGTATGATCAATGCCGGTCTGACGCTTGGCAAACTCTATCAATGCCATATCGTCGCGATTGCGTATGACGTCTAAATTGTAAGCATTAAGCCACATAGCTCTTAAAATTCCGGCATATTTACCTGTTACGGTTTGGCTACGTGTTCGTGTATTTAATTGTGAACCCTTCACACGTTTCATCGCAAGTATGACTTTTTGCGCTTCGGCTTCGCTCATATCTTTGCATGAGCTTTTACCAACTTCGCGCATCATCAATAAGCGCCGCGTATCGTCATCCATGCCGATGCGACGTGCTTCGGCATGAATAACTTTAATTTGTTGCACCTTGGCCGCAATCATGCTGCCTCCGTGATATCGTCAATAAAATGGCTTTGTCCTGGAAATGCCCATTTGTGCCACATTATAAATGCTCTTAAGTCGTCCTCTGGTAATCCAGGGCAAAGATGAGTACGACCGTTATACGCTCGCCGACATTTTACTATGACAGCGTCCTTGAATGCACGTCCTTCACCTTCTGCAAATACTTTGGCGCCATCTGGAACTGAGCTCATCATTTGGCTAAAGCCAACAACTCCGTCCCGAAAACAATAAGCGTAGTAATGTGCCATCATGCCACTCCTTCATGAAGTTCTATTGGTTCGATTATGAAGTCTTCACCTGCAGATTTAATCGTGACGCCTGGTATCGTCATGGCTTGTTCTGCGTCTGCCAACATGGCATCTTTATTTATCTCTTCTCGGACGCGAATATATTTCTCGAGCCCATTAGCCTTGCACGTCTCGATGATTGCTTCTGATTTTCTGAGGCTAACGCTTGGCGGTCTCGTTCGCCACGACACAGTTCCTGTTGCAAAAGCAGCGAATTTTACTCGACCATTGTTTGTCAGCTCCGAGCGGTGCGCCTCACAATATGTTTGAACGCCCACTGTAAGGTTTGCTAATTCCTCATCAAGCGGTGCAGCTATTTCGTCAAAGGATTTACCAATTTCGCGGATCCTTTCATCATGTTGTGCTTTAACAATTGCAAGTTGTCCTTGAATGTCACCAATGCGAGCTATTTGTTTAACAACATCCTCGCGTGTTTGTGGAACCGCTGACAATGAAATATTCTTGGTTTTTTTCGCCATTTTCTTCTTCCTTTAAGCCACATCATCCGCTGCAAAATTGGAATTGGCTGCCTGTTCGTTTGTTATGAAAAACGGCATCGGCACAATTTTATATTTGGGATTTTTTGCAATTTCATAGACCAGTTGAACAGCCATACGTCTGCAATCGGTTGACGATAAATAAACGCCACCGCTCTTTGCATGAGCCAACAACTCATCGTGTAATTGCATAATTCCATCTTCAAGACGGCAATCAATGGATTTATTAACAACGACCTTATTCATATTGTGTTCCTCTTGGATTGAATGGGCATGATTGGCACGTTTGCCAATGCTTAACTTCTGCGCGACTTGACGTTGGAACCGGTCTGTCGCGATAATTTTGGCAATCTGTTTGCGTTAAATTTATTTGAAGATATGGGCACGCAATCAGTTCAGTTAGATTGGTGATAATAGCGGCACGCATCTTCGTGGTGTCTCCTGGATATTTTCCAGCTTTTGCCAATGAAACACTTGGCCGCGTATAACCAATTTTCTTTGCAACTTCCGAAATCGAACCCATACGTTCACAAGCGCTTTCCAATAATTCAAGCGCATGAGCATCAAGTTGCGGGTACGTTGTTGTCATTGCAACCCTCCGCCAATTGATTACGGTCAACAATTTTACCCTTAGTCAAAGCTGGTGCTAAATGGCCTGTGTCCTTGATCAGTCTATAAACTTTGAAGCCATTCGATGTTATTGAAGACCCCTTTTCACGGGCAGGTAGTGTCACGACATATTCTGCTTCTATGAGTTTACGCACATAACAGTGTAAATTATTTTCGACATTTCCATCGCCTTCTTTTCCCGCAATTAAGCAAATACCAGGTATGGTAAAACGCCGCTGCAATCGCATGGCGTTCCATGCCCTTTGTCGGAATGTATTTTTCAATGATATCCGCAGATGTTGATGTGGTTTATTGGGACCACTCTTAATTGTTTTACCAGTCACCAAGAATTCACGACCATCGTCGGTGAGTAAAAATTGACCGGCTTCAACCCGCTCAATGAGGTTTTTTCTAACAAGTTTACAAGCAGCTTTACTGATCGACTTCCGATTAATCGGTAAATGTTGATCAAGATCATCAATGGATTTGAAGCCTTTGCCAATTGCCCCCAATATTGCAATTTGATGTGTAGCTATACCGGTCATCATATCACCTCCGGTACGAATATTGCCGCTCCGGTTTGACGATCGTTGACCAATAACTTGCCAGCCATATCTGAAAGGTGCATAGGATTTTCCGCGTCAAATTCGCCGCGCTTTCCTGCACGTTCTATATTGGCAATAGCTTCCTTGATTTCACGATTATAACCACGCGTCACCTGGTGAACATATTGTACAATATCGTCACCAACTGGAACCTCACAGATTGATTGTAAAAACAAGCGTACGTCATCAATTGTTGCTGGTTCAAAATGTACGTATTGCGCTACACGGCTAGCTATTTGCGGCAAAGCGGTGAGATTATCACGCAGCTTTCCCATCCCAACAAGAATAAAAACAATATCTCCGAGATCCGAAAAATCTCTGATTGTTTCCATAATCCGGCTTGATCGAGAAATATGATCTGCCTCATCAATCACCACTGAAAATGTACGGCGCTGAGCAAGCATGACACTTTGTCTTTTTAGTAAAGCTTCCATCGCCTGATTGAAGCGTTTTTGAAACGCATGAGCAGGATCATTTACATTCAATTCGCCGAGAAGCTCATTTAAAAACCAAGCTGGTGTCCATTCCTTCTTGGCACGCAGATAAACTGCATCATTTTGAGCAGCCCACCGGTATAAGGATGTCGTTTTTCCTAAACCTGGTTGGCCATCAACGACCATCAAACACGCTTCTTGTGCGCCACGTCTTTCAAGTGCTGAAAGACAAGTGTCAAAACGTTTGATATTTTCTGTTTCAACAAATTCATTTTTCATTTAACGTCTCTCATGTCTCTAGACTTCCGTCTGTCAGGCAGCAGATCTTGCGAGCTTTGCAAGGGCATCAAGATCAATGCCCTGACGGGCGAGAAAGTCGGCATTGTGCTTTGTTGCCAACAAGTCATCGCGAATATTTGCTTGATCTTGTTGACTTACTTTTTCAGGATTATCCAACAGCCAACGCGCATACTCGGCGTCGCTCCTGAAATTCGGACGCTTTCTGACTGGTATGGAATCTTGTTTTTGGTGATGATCTGGCTCATCATTACATGCGACCAATATTGGTTTGGTCACAGCTTTCTGTGTAATTGGCACTGCGTTTTCTGCGTAGCTATTCAACGTAATAGCGCGCAATTCCTTGTCAATCTCATTGACTTTTGCCATAGCACGGGCTTTGCGGCCTTTATGTCTTCTCTCCATTGCAGCCTGTTCGGCATTGTAAGGAATGTAACGAGTTTTGTGTCCTTCAAATTTCGCGACAGCTATCAGCTTTCCGGGAGCTCTTTCACCATCTACAATGATGATTTCACGCGTTACAACTTTCGACGCATCATGAATGTCATATGAAACAATAACATCTTTGCCATGATATTTTTCTAACTCGATTGCATAATAGGAGTTGCCCAACCAATCCACCAAAGCGCGCCGCGTTTTGCGAATAACCCAAGGTTGTAGCAAATCACGAGCTTCTTCATCACTCACGAGATAAGGTTCAAAACCATTTGAAGAGGCACTTTGCCATACTTCATTAGGTGTCATATGCCGCCGTTTGCCTGTTAATGGATCAACGATCTTTTCCAGTCCGCGATGTGGCTTATCGTTATAACGATCGATCAAATCTTGGCAGGCATCTAAAAACTCCGACCATGACGGCAACAACTGTGAAACACCGTTGATTTTAAGGTCTTTCCTTGTCGTTTTATGCATGAGCGTTGAAGCCTGCTTGTCCATATCACGCCCGATATAAGTCGGAAATTCGCGCGATAAGACGGTCCAACGTTTATTAAAGTTTTCAATAACACCTTTGGCTTGGCTATTATAAGCAATGGCGTGTGCAGGCGTGATACTCAGTCTTGAAAGAAAACCTGTTAAGCTGTCTTCCATTGCTTTATTCTTGTAACCACGGCCATTATCAGAATAGAAAATGGCAGGAATGCCGTTTGTTCTGGCAGCCATCAATAAGGCGTCAATGACTGCATTGGCATTTTCATCCAAAGCCGCTGACCAGCCAACAATCTTACGACTATAAGCATCAATTATTGTTGTAATTTCTGGTTTGAAAGGTTGTCCATGCAACGGATGAGCAATCTCAGCATCAAATGTTTTCCCATCCCCTACATAAACACTGGCTGGCAATAAATCCGAAACGTCACGTGCTTTATATGCTTTTAATGCCTTTAACTCATGCGTACCAAGTCGGCCACGCTGTTTTTCTATTTCAGGCAAATTTGATAATGCATGACGTACCTGACGTATTGTTGGCAGCTCGGTTAGATCGCTCTCAGCGCGCCAACGCTCATATGCCTGTGCTATTGCCGGTTTCTGAGGCTGACGATAATATTTCAAAAAACTTTTGAGCCATGCAGGCGCAGCTTCTTTTTCTCGCGTTTTTTTCGGAGCTAAAGCAACCAGTCCACCACTTTCTCGACTGACAAACCAGCGCGAGATCGTGCCACGTGATAACCCGCGCCCCTTATCATTGGCTTGGTATGACAAATTTTCTAGCTCAGGCGATAACCTATTATTTTTCAGATCATCTAAGAATGAAAGGATCGCACCTCTTTGCGTTTGTCCGCGCTCATACATGCGTAAGCCAATATGATGTAATACACCAGCACGCGCATTCATCACGTCCTTTTGCCGAGCAGTAAGCTGTGAAGTGGATAATTGGTTATAACGAACAATATCCTTTTCTTGCTCGTTTTTTATCGCAACTATTTGTTTGCTTTTCTGGTACTCTGCAAGCAGTGCAGTTTGAAGTGCTAACGGTAGCAATGTGTAATGGTATTCATTGCCACCACCACCTTCCGAACCTTGTCGATTACGGCAAAGAGGCGATCTTCTCCACCCCTCCCGTGATGCCATTTCAAGCACACGTCTTTTTGAATGCGGTACAACTTTTAATTTTAATCTTGCACCCGCATCTGCTATTTCTTGCGCTGTTAAATACTCTTGGAAAAGTTCTTTCATTTCAACATCCTTACTTTTCCTAATAAGGCATCACGGCGCCGCTGCCTCTCTTCTATTTCTCGGTCATTCCGCCAAATTTCGATGATGTCGGCATATCGTTCTGGCACAGCAACATATCCAGCGAATTGGCAGACAAAGGCCAATAACCCATAGCATTCAGTCGCGTCTAAAAGAGCAATGAACCGTTCCAATGTTATCTTATGGTTTTCACGCGCAGGGCTCGCATAAGCGTCCAGCATATTGACCGTTATAGCTTGATCTAAAAAAGCTGACATTTGTCTGGATATCTCTTCCCTGCTTTTGCCAGACTCTTGGCAAGCATGAGCAATAACGCGGGCTATTTGAACATTAAGTGTTCCACCTTTCATGATTTCAGGCGCAATCTTTGCCGCGACATCTTCCGGTTGATAGTCACGGAAAAGATCAAGCGTATTAATGTCGCGGTTTTTAGTCATTAGATAAGCCCCGAATTCTTCGCCCACGCGATAACGCGTTCAGCTTGCGCCTTGAGAACAATATCGAATTCAAAATCTGTTAGACGAGAAAGCTTATTGCTCAGTGCCTGAAATCGCTTTTCTTGTCCGTCTGGCAACCGGCCGTTATCAATAATGGTTAGAGCATCACTGACACTATTGGCCTGCACTGGCTCAACAAGCATAAGGTTTAAAATCTTGTCCTGATTTACTGGAGTTTGTTCTGACAGTATTTTTAAATTGCTCTGATTGGTTGCAATCCATGTATTTTCCAAACGCCGTCTAGACGCAACAGACAAACCTTTCCAAATGGCAACAGCCATGCGTATTGATCGATCTGAAAGTCCGATTTTTTCAGCTATATGACGAGAAAAACCAAATAATTCTGGTTGTTCAGTATCAAGTGGCAAAGTTTGCCGTTTGCCAGTTTTAGCCCCAGTATATTGGTTACCACGATCCCCACCATGTTTAGTTTCAGGATGTAGTTTTTCATAAACAGTTTTTAAGTCATAAAGATGATGACATCTGTCTAGGGCGTTTAATTCATTCCGTCCGAGGTTTTCCATAACCTCTTCTAATTTTGCGTCATTATCATTTTCAGCAGATGAAACTCGTGCTGGTATAGTAGAACGCCCCAATTTCTTAAATGCAGCTAATCGATGAGCACCACTAACAAGTAAGATTTTGTCGTTATATTGTCGTACAGTGATAGCATTTGTCAGCCCTTGCGACTCTATAATTTGTGCAAGAGCTTCAACCCAATTCATATCAAGTGCACGCGCCCGATCGTCAGGGACGGAGATGCTCGATATATCAATTTCAGTGATTGGCGTCTTTACGTTGTCAATACTCAACGTTTGCGCTGACACGATATCATTCATGCCGCATTCTCCATGTTAATATCAGTATTAGATTTTTTACTTTCTAATAACGCCTTATATCTGTTAGAAAGAATATGAGGTTTTCTGGAGGGATAACGATCAGGCCACAATTGTTCTGCGGGTATTTTTAAAAAGTCCGCAATAGCAGCTTGAGCTTTTTGATTTTTTGCAGTCTTCACTTTTCGACATGCCGACGAGTTTAGACTGTAGAGCTCGGCAAGAGCTGTCAAAGTCATACCTTTGCGATGAATTTGTGCCTTGATATCTTGCCAGTCATAAAGATGATGATTTTTTTTCATTCAAAACCTCACAATAGGAGCGGATATTTGGCCATCCGCTTTTTATTGTCGTTTTAGTCACAATCGTGCTGTGCAATAGCACTTCACAATAAATATATGCCAAATAAATTTGGCAGTGTCAAGTTTATTTGGCACATGGGGAAGAAATGGATATTGAGGATATAGCTGAGCGACTTTTAGAAGAACGCGTTAGATTAGGTTACAACCAATCTGCATTTGCCCGTCTTCTAGGTATTTCGAGAGAAACTTTAAGGCTTATCGAGCTTGGAAGTTCTGTTTTTAAGGTCGATATTTTAGCGTCGGCAGCAATGGCGGGTGTAGACATTCAATATGTAGTGACGGGAGTGAGATCAACAAATACAAAACGAATCGAAGACCAGATTGGCTATGAAAAAGCTGCATTTTCAAACAGCAACATCTCGGGAATTGGAAGTATCAGTGGGGTGAATGTTAACATTGTCAACACAGCTCACCATAGAACAGTTACAAAAGCAGAAACACATCCTGGAATAGAACATATAACCATAGAACAGCGTTCAACACTTAAAAGATTGGTAGATGAAATTACCACTCTTGAAAAAGCTGTAAAAACGCAGCCCAAAAGTTATAGATCGGTATGGGCAGCTTTAAACAGGCACTGTAAAGTTAATACCTATACTCTCATTCCTTTGAGTGAATATGAACATGCCGAAAAGTTCTTAAGAATGTGGATCGGCAGATTAAACTCTGGGAAAAAAGCGCCAACCGACGATGGAGATCAATGGCGCAAACGATATTACAGCTATATAAAAGTTAATACACGTCAGCAGGATGAACAAGAAAAGCTCAACGCATATATGGAACGCAATTTTGGTGTAGAAAGCTTGACGGAGCTAGACAACAATGAACTCAAAAAAGTTTACTCTTATGTCGCAGGCTTAAAGCAAAGGAGACAATAACATGCTTAAACATAGCATAATTTCAGTTCTATTTTTTTCTTTAACCGCAATCAATATTGCGTCGGCACAAGAGCCTAAAGAAATGTCATCACTTGATTACGCCCTAGGTGACGCCTCGTTAGTAGGGCAAACATTGAAACTTACTGGCTGTAGAATTAGCCATGTGAGCATTCAAAGTGGATTGTGCAATATCAATGTTGGTGACGCAGGCGCTGGCAATATCGTTCTTGACACCGAAACTATGGATAAAACCGAATTAAAACAGGCCATTTTAAAATGTGCAGGATTAAAAGGTTTCCAAAGTGAAGAATGTGATGCTTCAATTATCGGCATAGCAAAAAAGAAAACTTCTAAACCAAATTTTCAGGTTAAAAAAATAATTTGGAACGTTGAGAAGTGATTTTTTGAGCGTCACACCTAGATTAATTTGCAATTTTTAAGCAATCCTTACAACATGTTGAAATAGCTTGATTTTTTTAGGTGTGACACTTTAGCCGTTAATGTGAGCCAAACGTCACACCAAAAATAGTTTTCTGTCTCAAATATCGTGTAATTTAAAAGTTTGAAAATCGCTCTATGCCTTGAAACACTAGGGCTGTGTAGTGATACGATTTTTAATAACAATGATATTATAAAAGCAGCATTTCGATCAAAAATGATAGTCTGTATGACGAGCTCGAATTTTTGTGACTTTTTACGCCTAAACAGTTTTTCTTTTTATCTTTCAATAATTTGCGACTTTTTTTGACCAGTTTTTTTTGTCTCAAATATCGTGTCAGATCGTCTCAAATAATACAGTCCCCTACAGTTGACGGGAATCACT